TCTGATCCATGCGCATGACCTTATAGACTAGATTTGCTGTAGAAAACTCACCTTCAGGTTGTTTTAGGCCCAGTTTACGATAGGTTCTTGCTAGTTTTAGCAGAGTTTCAGCAGTGTCCAAATCCTGTAGACGTTCGGCGTTATCTATAAGCGTATGCCATACTTGAACCATATTGTCTATCTCTTTTAAATCGATCTTGGGTTGACGACGTTGTGGTTTGGTAATCCAGCGATTATTAGCCACACTGAATAGTCCGCCGCTTACGCCCGGAGTATTTTTATCTTCAACATACAGAGTAACCGGTATACCATAAATTTTTACGTCATGTTCCTGTTCATAGAGATGACGTTTAGCATCGAACAGTTCCTCGGCCTCCTGAGCGCAGTCAAGCGCCGCATAGTCAGTGATTAGGTGTAGATCTAGGTCTGACTTGTCTGTATAGTTGTAGTTAACATTACTGCCAGTAATTACTATATCTTCCACTGTAAAAGGAATATCCACAAACTGTTCAAAGTCTTCGGCAATGCGCAACAGAGCACCTCTCACTTCGGCCTTGAGTAGACCGCGTGGTTCCCATAACTTAGGATTAAGAGTTGGGTTATGTTGAATAGGGTTCAAAAGTTCTAGAAACTTCATAGTTCTGTATTTAGTTGGATTAAATACTAGTATGAATGATGAATCACATAATAGTTATCTAGGACATTTACTCTTGGCCAATCCCAACAATCCTAAAAATGAGTTAGCCAAGAGTGTGGTAATGCTAGTAACACATACGCCAAACATAGCAGTGGGTCTACAGTTAAACAATCCGCATGAAGATCTCACCATAGGTCGTATCAGTAAAAATATAGGCATAGATCATGAAGGTGACCAACCTATCTATTTTGGTGGGCAGGTAAACACTCACAAGATTCATATTCTTCATTCCATGGATTGGTGTGGATTATCCACAGTAGAGCTTGCGCCCAACATAGGACTGACCAACGATATCAGTGTACTAGCCGCCATGGCACGTAGTGAAGGCCCCAGTAAGTTCAGAGCCTGTGCGGGATATTGGTTATGGGAATCTGGTAAATTAGACAATGAGCTATACAATGATCAAATAGAAATGAATAGTTATCGTTGGGAATTGATTCAGGCCACAGAAGAATTAGTATTCGACTGTGATCCATATTATCAGTGGCAGACCTGTATAGAAGCCGTGGCCAAGAAAAAGTTCAGTCAGTGGTTCTAATCACGTTCTGGGTTAAGTTTAGGCAGCATTGATCTAATAAGAGCAGTATTCAAAGGTCTGTCACGCGGTTTAGAGACTGTACTTCCCTGATCTGGCATACGTATTTCACCTGTGTCTGGATCTATATTTTCTGAGCTAGTGGTCACCACACTGGTTCTTTTCAGTGTAAATGTTCCCGGATTAGATCGTTGTTCATGCATAGATGACTGTGGTTGATCATCTTCATTTAGGTCCGAGATTCTCAGTGTATCTAGGTTAAATTCCAGTTCAACTTTTTGTCCTACACCTGAGCTAGAACGTGTTTTCATAAACTGTATCTGATAGCGTCCACGTTCTTTCATAGCACGACTGGTGAAGATACCTATAACATTGTCTGCTGTCTGTATCTTGCTCAGTCCTCCACTAATATGGCTATGGTCAAATTCAATTTCTTCTACTGCGGCTCTGTTTAACTGACTTGCTGTAACTGTAATGCACTGTGTCTCCATGGCCAAGTTACGGATTTCTTCTGACACATATTTGTCTTTGACAAATAGGTCTGACGGTGATACTTTCACTGACAAGGGCATCATTAGATCCAGATAGTCAATCAGTATGACATCGGGACTGATACCTTTTTTGACCTGATACTCTTTGAGATAGGCTCTAACATCATTACAGTTCTTACCTGAGGGCATGTATTTGATCTGTATACTACCAGATTTTTTACTCAACATTTTTACCTTAAGTTCAACGTCATCAATGTTTCTAAAAATTTCCCTAGTGGGTATACCTGTGGTCATCGAGTCTAATCTCATGGCCACTAAATTTTCACCAAGTTCAAATGACAGATAAACTACGTTCATTCCCATCAGAGCCCAGTTCAATGCCAAGTTAGCTAGAAATAGGCTCTTGCCACCTCCCGAGCCAGCGGCAAAAATATTCAGTTCACCTCGATTAAATCCTCCATATAATTTTTTGTCTACTGATGGCCAACCTGTGCTAATCTGACCGTTGGCGTTTTTCAAACTTTCCAATCTCTGTCTTGGGTCAAGGAAGTAGTCTGTACCCATATCCTTGTTTAAACTTATCTGTAGAGCATCCTTGATAAGTTTTTCCACCGGATTATATTCACCCTTCTCCAGCATATCTGCCGAACGTAAGATAGCACGTTCTAAACTTTTGTGTCTACTAAATTTTTCAAACTCATCCATGAGCCATTCATAGTTTTCCTTGGGTATGGATATTTTTTTCAGTTCAGATTGGCAGGCCGCATTGACCTGTATGACTTCCGGCATGACCTTATATGTATCCACATACTCAGTGATAAATTTAGCAGTTGATCTTAATCTCTGATCGAAGTTTTCTGGATCAAAGATGCTTTGGCATCTGATAAATGTTTCAGCATCGCTCATAAACATTTCCAAGTAGAGCTTCTGCATATCTATGTTGTAGTTTGGTTTAATCATGTATATTTTCTAGTTTTTTCTGTAGTAATTTTACTTTCAGTGGGTTAGTTTCTCTATAGTGTATGATAGATTGAAGAGTATATAATCTTCCAAATTGTTTCACACAGTCGGCTACATCTTTAATCGCTTGGGGCCATGGTGGACTGCTCACTGACCAATTATGTTCTAAGGCAGAATTTATCATTCTACTACCCGGTCGATCTCTGTCAGGCACCACTATGACTTCTTTGTTTAGGCTCTTGATACGTTGACACTGAGTGGGATTAGGTTCGTTAGTCATTATGGCCACACCGTCTACGGCTATGGCGTCAAATTGACCTTCTACTACGATTATATATTTCTTATCCGGTGTCTGACTATCTAAATTGAAAACGTAGCCAGGTTGACCTTCTGTAAGATATTTTGGTTTACCCGGTCTAAGTTTTCTTCCTGTATATCCTACGATGCGACCTTGATGATAGAATGGCAAAATTATTCTATCATTATATCCTGGACTGAAGCTGTAATGCCATGGATACCAGTCTATGTTCATACCTCTATCAAGTAGATAGTTAACCAGTTCATGTTGAATATCATATAATTTCGGATCAGTTTCAGCCAGCAGTTCAGTAAGACTCACAGTGTCGTCGGGAAGAGGTTTAGTTTCCAAGTCTAAACTTATTTTTTTAATTTCGCTAGGTTGATCTTCCCGAACCTTGAGCGCATAAAGATTTAACCGAGTTATATCATCCTGCGACATGCCTAGATATTTGAACAGCATCTTGGTGTTATTGCTAAGTAGTTTGCCCTGCGACCAACCTGCCTTAAACCCGCAGTTAAAACAGTGATATTGAAATCCACCATCTGCGTTGATTAGTATTCCTCCGCGTTTTTTTGTATCTCTACCTTCCCCTCTATTATGACAGCAGGGCGCATCGAAACTAACCCATCCACTGGGCGTATTTTTTCGTTTCGGAGGCAATACTGCTAATAGCGATGATTCAATAAGGTTCACACTATTAGTTTAACTTCTGTACAATATTTTGTCAACTGAACCGTAGTAGGTAGGATCATCGTTATCCGAGTCACCAGGTTTGGTAGAAGGAACATGCTGGAATCTTACATAGGTATAAACTCCGTTAAAGTTAACGTAGTCAACGCCAGTATAACCTGTGTAAGTTTTTGAATAGACTGTAGAATATTTGCCAAAGCTATTTGGACTGTTGCTCAAGGTTGCCTGTACTAGCAATGTTCCCTTATAGTTTGCTAGATAAATGGCAGCGGTGTGAAGAGCCGTATTTCCGTTGAATTCTGCGTTGGCATAGATATTTCCGCTTTTATGTTCGTAGAGATTAGTATCAGCATTAAAACTCTTTTGAAAGTCGGAAATTTCTATACTAGGTTGAAGAACCGGATAAACATCTTCCAATATATGTGCCGTACCATTTACTCCATAGTAGGTGTTAGCATATGTAGGACTGTATGAACCGTCATCATCTAATATCTTAACGCTGAATTGATAGCTAGACTTAAGTAAATCTATTGTATCGCTTTCCGTGAGAGTAAGCAGAGCCAGACCCCGTGTAGCCGTATTAGTTTCTAAGATTTCTAATGGCTTTTCTAAAATTAGTCTTCTATTAACTGCATCATACATAGAGAAAACAAAGGTCTGTGAATTAGAAACGCTGATTTTCTTTTGATCGCTGTTTTTAAACTGTATGCGAACTTGGTTTTTAATACCTTTTTGAATATTAAGGTCGCGTTGGTACATGACTCTGTTAACCCCTCGTATAGTAGCATCCAAATCTAAAGTTACATCTAAAGTATTGGCGTATAAATAGATTGGCAAATTTTGCATACAATTATTTATAGATAAAGATGTCTTCGTTTTCCGACTTTCAAAAAAACTACCCTTTCATTAGCTGTATTAAAAGTAATGACATAGAATACGTCGGCATCATTATAAATTTTGATAATAACATAGCCAGTATATATGATATTGAATCAATAAAGGCCTTAGATGATCGTAAGATTTTTTTAGATCTAGGTGAAGTTTGGTGGTGGGAAAGCAACCGTAAAATACCCATTAATATTTTCTTAAAATCAGAAATGAGCTCTTATAGATATTGTATAAAAACTTTTAATTCCAAAGATGTTGAGGTAGTATTTGGACCTGTGGTAAACCTCAGTGAAATAGCAGAGAAACGTGTTAAGCGTAGATCTATTCAGTTGGTTCGAACAACTAGAAAAATTTATCCGTAATCATAACTTATTCGTTCACAAATTAAATTCATCTGTACAACCACAGCGGCCGCATAGGCTGTAGCATGTGATTTCTTAAAGTAGTATTCATCACCATCAGGTTTGTTCCAAACTTCGGTCATCACCGTAGTCCAGTCTTTGCCAATCAGATAGCGTTTCGCGGGGCGTATCATTGCCAAAACTGCCGCTAGTTGGTCTATCGTCCGGGGTTTCATACTTCTTAAGATCGAACCATGTCCGTTGACGTGAAATAGCAAGTTGACGAAATCGTCCTGT